GAACCCAAAGCAAGCTATCAGCCTGGATGATCTTAAGGAGCGCGAAGGCAAGGCTGTAGTTGATCTGGAGTACAAGCAGAATTTGGATCGTGTTAAAAAGACCGTTGAGCAGGAAAAAAGACTTTATGCAGAGTATGAGGAGTACAAGTCTGTGTTTGGTAACAAAGCAGCTAAAGAGCGCTACAACGATCAGATTAACACCGAAACAACCTTCCTTCAGCAGATTGAGGCTAAACGTGCGGAGCTGCTAAAAACAGATCCGACCGAAATGACCGGTGGCCAGAAAGATTACCTGGAGTACTTAAATCAACAGGAAGCCTCGGAGCTGGAGAACAGGAGAAAAACCAACACTGACCTGTTGCGTGAAGCCCAGACCTTTGAAGAGGCACTAATTGCTTTGAAAGACAGGTACACTGCTAAGATCGATGCAATGCGAGGTACTGCAAGTGCTGGCAATCTGGAGCAAATGCGAAAGGCTTACCAGGAGGAACGCGATGCTTTGATTGAGCAGAATGCTGCTAAAACTGAGCTTGCCCGTAGGCTTGCTGAAGAGGCAATTGTTTTAACCAGGAGCCAAATTTCAAACCAGATCAAGGTGCTGGAGAACTCCATGAAGGATGTTACCATCCCGGACGATTTCAAGGAGAAAATCAAGGCTCAGATCGATAATCTGAAGCTTCGCCTGGATATCGGAGTTGATCAAAGCAACCTTGATGTTTTAAAAGCTAAACGTGCCGACATCATTGCTGGCATCGGTGTAGAAAGTCAAAAGGCACAACCACAGCTGGAGAAGTTTAAACAAGAGCTTCAGGCGGTAAATGAGCAGATCGAACAGCTGGATAAAAACGGAGATGGAAAAGCTGACAAAGGTTTAAAAGGCTTTTTAAAAGGTTTAAAAGACAATAAAGCACTGATTGCAACAGCTACAGGTTTGAGCCTTGCTTCTGAGGCAGCATCTACGTTATCTGAAGGTTTAGGCGGTGTGAACACCGAAGCTGGTTACACCCTCGATACCATTGGGCAACTCGCTGGAGCTGCCGGTGATCTGGCTGGAGCAATTGCCAGTGGTAACCCTGCTCAGATGATCGGTGCTGCCATTAAAGGTGTCGGCACCTTGTTCTCCATCGGCAAAAAGGTTAAGGAAATGAACCTGGCTGCTCGTAAGGAGGTTGCTGACTTCTACGCCCAGGCTATTTCTGGCGAAAGGGAATATCAGGAACTACTTGCAGAGCGTGCCGTGCAAACCGTAAGGGATAATAAAACCGCTTTAAAGGGGATCACTGATGAGATCGCCTTGCGTAAAGCTCAGGCCGCTGCCTACAACAAGGAGTCACTTGAGATCATGGCAAAGCTCCAGGGTATGCAGTACATCCAGGACGAAGAGTATAAGCACGGTACCTGGTTCAGAAAGGCAAAGGTTAACAAGACCTACGGAAGCCTGCAAGGGCGAAGCTTTAATGATTTACAGCTCTTGCTTACCCAGGGTAAACTGGAGGGTGATGCAAAAACCCTGGTCGAGCGCTTAGTTGAGCTGGAGCAAAAAGGCTATGATGCAGAGCAGGCTCTTGCTGATCTGGCTAAACAGAGTCAGGAGATTTTTACCGGCACGACATCCGATGAGATGACTAACAGCTTGCTGGAGATGTTCCGCAATGGTGAAGCTGGTGTTGCTGATCTGGCTGACTTCTTTAAAAAGACTATGGATGATGCTGCACTGAGCATTTTCAAGAACAAGGTGCTTGCTGGAGCGATGGAAGAGTTTTACAAGCAATTCAGTGCGAAGACTGCTGATGGGGAGCTTTCAGCGAACGATTACGCAGAGCTGGAGAAGCTTTATGGGAACATGACTGCTGGATTGAATAAGGAGTTTGAAGCCCTTAAGAAGATCACAGGGTCTGATCTGAGCGGCTCCAGTAACTCGTCTAAATCGGGGCTTTCTGCTGGTATCAGGAAGGAACTAACTGATGAAGGTGTAAACGTGCTGGCCGGTTTGTATCGCAGCCAGTATGACATCACTAAGCAGCAGCTTGAAGTTGCTAAAGCTTCTAACCAGGTCTTCCAGGATCAGTTACGTGCTCAGAATGAAACCGCAATGAATACGGCGGCAATGTTGTCGGCTCAAAACCTTACTAACAGCAAGCTGGATGAGATAATCATAAACACACAATCAACTCCTGCAAGCCAGGTTAAACGTGTATACGGTGGATAAGTTCTTTTTAAATAATCAAGATTTAACCCAATGGGGGCTAAAGCCAGGGGTGATTGAGGGCTGCAATATTGCCTTGTCTGGTGCATGGGATATGCCTGAAAGAACCGGTACAACGCACTTTCAGTGGCCGGATGATGATGGTGTTGAACCTTACCTGCGAGCGGATGAGATCTTCTTTGCTGGACGGGACTTGTACTACAGCTTCCTGCTGGAGGCTGAAACGAAGGAAGCAGCGCTTCGAAAAAGCTATGTGCTGTTTGATGCCATAAGTGGTTTCAATGGCCTTGTGCTCTTTAGAAGTGATGATTTCGGGACATTCAATGTCTACGTGAAAGATCAGATCAAAGTGGATTACCTGGGGCATGGCTGGTGTAAAGGTGTCATCCCCTTCAGGGAGCCTGAGGCTGACCTGTCTGGAGTAATACCAACACCTGACTACATCTACCCTGGTATTGACAACATCAGCTTCGCTAAGCTCGGAGTGATTCTGTCGGATTCAGTTGGAGAGTTTAACCGACCGGATACGCTCAATGGTGCATTTACCGCATACGGGCACGAGGGCTACCAGGTGACGAAGCCAGCCTTCAGGCAGATTAAACTAAGCTTCTTAATCAATCAGCCTTCTTACGAGGCTTTTAACAATATAATTAAAACCATGTACGCACTCTTTTCTAAGCCTAATGCTCGGACGCTGGTGCTGGAGAACGTCACCCGCGAAGTTTTCGCAAAGGACGGGTTTAAGGTGACAGGGGTTCAGCGTGTGGGTGCCGGCTACTTCGGTAAGCTCGACATTGAGCTAAGCGAGATCAGGGTGCTGGAGACATGGAATTTATTAACGGATGCTTCTGGTTTGATCCTAACGGATGCCAGTGGCGTGCCGCTTACTGAAATATTAAAAATGAGCTAAGAACATGGCAGAAGGAAGAAAAGACTTATCACAAGACACTCAAAAGGCTGCACAGGTGAAGCCGAAACATGCACTAGTAGCTATTGACCCGGATACCAAAATGGCTGTAACCATAACGGTAGAGGAATTGGGTAATAGTGATGCTGGTATTGGTGGCAGCGGAAGTCCGATTTTTTCAAACGATTCAGTATTTGAGATATGAGTAAGAATGAAATTATTGAAAGCATTGATAGCAATGGTAAGTTGCACCTTTCTAATATTCTAGATATTCACACCGGAGAACCAATTACGTTTACCGAAACGGCTGAGCTATCCGCACTAACACCAACTACCCCTGGAGCTAAGATTATCTACAGAAAATACAAAGGGAAAATTTTAAAGCGAGATTTTATCGGCGATGTTTTCCTCGACTGGTTTGGGCCGAAAGGAGATGGTGTTAATGATAATAGAAAAGCTATCACAGATGCAATTGGATTTTGTCAATCCCGAGGGGGAGGCGTAATCCGGTCTGTGGCTATCGGCAACTTCGCTTTCTCAGGAAGGATACGTATTCCTTATGGAGTTGTTATTGACACAGGACGCTCCGCTACAGCGAGCCAGTTTCATATTTTAGATGTTGACGGTGGTATTGAGTTAGAAGCCGGAGGAGGCTTTTTTGGTGAAATAAGAGCTCTAAAATCCTCGTTTGTTGGACCCGCATTTGAAATCAATGACCAGAAGACCGTCAAGGGCTTTGGGCGGAATGATCGAAAAGCGACGTTTAACGCCGGTATTCGCGGGAATAGACAAGTTGGATCTAAAGGTGCCTTGATACAGTCAAGTAGTGGGACTAAAGGCGTTTCTTGGACAGAGGGTCATTTTGAAATTGGAGAGATGGATTTTCCGATGGACTTTGTCTCTAATGCAACAGGCTACATCAATGAGAATTGGATTAGTGCCAAGGTGTACGACGGGATTGAGAACTGTAGAATGCTTGTTAATGGAACCGGCGAAATCAGCTCCAATCGAATAAATTTAACAACACAAACGGGCTCTAATGGAAGATCCGGGATAAATCTGATTTGCGATGGCAAGGGAAATACAATCAATCTCAAATGTTGGGATTGGCATAGTGATAAACTAAACCTCTCATCTTACGACGGTACCCAGGTGTTGTTTACAGAGAAGTCCGGGTATAATATTGTTGCTGGGGCTGTCTCCAGAGGTTTAGCTGCCCAACCATTTGCTAAAATGGGCGTTATTGATTTAGCACCTAATATCAGACGTAACTTCATTGAGTTGGACGATAGTCGGGTTAAAATGCCTAGTCGTAGAAATATGGCTCCAGGTGCTAACTATGCAGTGCAAGTAATGGCCGGAGATCAAGACGATGAATTGGCGTTCGCGTCATCTGGGCGGCATACTGTAACTCAAAGCGGGATTAACACATTAAGTCCTATAGAGGCTCTATTTGAGCCAAATGGCAAAGCCTCTCAAAGCACTAACGCCACAGAAATAGTGGTCACAGTTGACTTAGGCGCTCTCGTCAATGGCTCAGATATATTCGCAATTGGTATTCTATTTCAATCTGCAAACACCAAGCCTGATAAGTGCAAAGTTGAGTTCAGTTCTGATGGTAGTGCATGGAGTACCATATTAGTTGCTGGCTATGATGGCGGCGCTGTACCCTTAGAGTTGAGTCGATATGACAGCTCACTAGCTAATACCCGCTATATAAGGCTTACATGCGAGAACAATATACCCAAGAACATGTCAGTAAACCGGCTATTTCTAGCGAATTGTGGCACAAGTAGAAAAGGTGGTGCATATGTTCCGAAAAGTGGAGCTGAATTCTATGGGAGGCCCAATTTACTTCCGCAAGGGTCGTCTACTCCAGGTCTGAACGTAGAAGGTACAAAAGTCATAGGTCGGCGTGTTATTGGATGGGCTATGGATACCGGAGCAGCTAAGCGAACCGCCAATGCAACCTATGTTGTTGGATCATCATTAACTATTGGCGCTACATATTCTCAAGCAGAAATTACAGCCCTTAGAGATAGAGTTAAGCTCTTAGAGGAAGCGATGCGCGATCAATCACAAACTATGATGGCGCTCAAAGCTGACATTCAAGCACACGGTTTAATTGGGTCTACAGTATAA